GTGGCTTGCCTCTGGGCGTTGACTAGGGATCCAACCAGTACACACCTATACATCTCTTCTACTGCAGCTCTAGCGGAAGCACAGCTCCGAGCAATAAAGGATATGATGGAGTCTCCAATCTATTCAAAGTATTGGCCTACTATGATCCATAGAGATGTGAAGAAGAGAGCCAAGTGGACTAACGATCAGATATTAGTAGACCATCCTTCACGTAAGGACGAGCTAGTACGAGATCCATCCATCAAGGCTGTAGGTCTTACTGGTTCTATCACTGGATTCCATGCTAATTATATGTGGCTAGATGACATGGTAGAACCTAACAACGCATACACTGAGACAGGACGAGCTGATGTACGTGCACGATATTCACAGCTAGCCTCCATTGAAACTACAGGTAGTAGATCTATTGTAGTAGGAACTAAGTATCATCCTGCAGATCTATACACAGACCTAAGGGATATGGTAGAACCTATCCTAGACGACAATGATGATGTTGTAGGTGAGCGTAATGTATACGAGTTTAAGATAGAAGTAGTAGAAGAAGATGGTGTGTTCTTATGGCCTAGAGAGGCCAGAGCTGATGGCAAGTTGTACGGGTTTAACGCTAAGGAACTTGCCCGTAAGAAGGCTAAGTATTTAGACAAGACTCAGTTCTTTGCACAGTATTATCAAGAGACTAACCATGCAGATAGTCAGAGATTAACCTACTCAAACTTCCAATATTATGATGTGAAGTTTCTTTCAAAATCATTTGGTAGTTGGAAATTCAAGGGGAACAACTTAAATGTTTACGCATCTATCGACTTCGCTTTCACGCTTAATAAAAGATCTGACTTCACGGCTATTGTGGTTATCGGTGTGGATAGTGATAATAATATTTACATATTGGATATTGATAGATTTAAAACTGACAAGATTCAAACTCTATATGAAAAGATTGCTGACCTCCATTCGAGATGGAACTTCAGGAAACTCCGAGCAGAAGTGAACGGAGCGCAGGGTATGATTGCAAAAGATTTAAAAGATAGAATGAGGATGGAAGGAATGATGTTATCTATTGAGACACACTCTCCATCCAGACATGAAGGAAACAAAGCGGAGCGTATAGCTGCCGTGTTAGAACCTAGATACGAGAACGGTGCAGTATGGCATTTCCAAGGAGGTCACACTCCTGTATTAGAAGAAGAACTTATGTTAGCTAGACCACAGCATGATGACGTAAAGGATGCGCTTGCATCTGTAGTTGAAGTGGCTAGACCACCTATGAGTTCTAGGTTCAATCAAGAGGACAATGTAGTTGTCTTTAATTCTAAATGGGGCGGGGTAGGACACTAATGACTGGAAGAGTAGCGGAACTAAAAGCACTATCTGAAACAACACCGTTAGCTAAGAACATAGCTGACTTGTATACAACGTGGAATACACAAAGAAAAGGATGGATAGAAGAGAATAAAGAAGTACGTGATTACTTGTTTGCAACTAGCACCAAGACTACTACTAACTCAACTCTTCCTTGGAAGAACAGCACTACGTTGCCTAAGCTAACTCAGATCAGAGACAACCTACATGCTAACTACTTGTCTGCACTATTCCCTAATGACTTCTGGTTACGTTGGGAAGCACACGATCAAGATAGTAATCACAAGACTAAGCGTAGAGCTATCGAGTCTTATGCTGCTAACAAGGCACGCATGAGTGGACTACGTAATACAGTTAGTCAACTAGTGTATGATTACATTGACACTGGTAATGCATTCGTAGATGTAGAATGGGTTAACGAGTCTATGGTAGACGATGATACTGGCGAAGAGACTGTCATGTACATTGGCCCTAAGCTAATACGTATCTCTCCTTACGATATTGTATTCAACCCTACTGCAGTAGACTTTGCACACACTCCTAAGATCACTCGTTACGTTAAGAGTATAGGTGAACTTGAGTGGGACTTGCGTAATAAGCCTGAGTTAAAGTATTCAGAAGAAGCCATTAAAAAAGCTAAGGCTGTACGTGGATCATTCAAGACAGCTAGAGTAGAAGACGCTGATAAGGCACAGGGCTTCTTTAATGATGGACTAGGTGATATTCAAGCTTACTTTGAATCTGGCATGGTAGAGATCCTAGAACTCGAAGGTGATCTATATGATCCAGAGACAGGAGAGTTCCTGCAGAACCACATCATTACAGTTATGGATCGACAGCACATCCTACGTAAAGAGCGTAACCCTAGTTGGTTAGGTAATGGCTATAAGTTCCATGTAGGTTGGAGAACACGTCCAGATAATCTATATGCAATGAGTCCACTAGCTAACATCGTAGGACTACAGTATCGTATGGATCACCTTGAGAACCTTAAGGCTGACCTTATGGACTTAACTGCATTCCCTCCTATGCTAGTCAAAGGACAAGTTGAGAACTTTAAGTGGGGGCCATTAGAGAAGATCCTTATGGATGAGCAAGCAGATGTAAGTCTACTTAACATTCAATCAGCAGGCTTAAATGCAGAGATGGATATTAATCGACTAGAGTCTCGTATGGAAGAGTTTGCAGGTGCACCTAGAGAAGCTATGGGTATACGTACAGCAGGTGAGAAGACTGCCTTTGAAGTACAGAGCCTACAGAATGCAGCAGGACGTATCTTCCAAGAGAAGACTTCTAACTTCGAGATCAATATACTTGAACCTGCAATGAATGCATTCGTAGAACTAGCACGCAGAAACTTAAACAGTACAGATATTATACGTGTTGCTGATGATGATCAAGGTGTAGTTGAGTTCCTAAGTATTACTAAAGAAGACTTGACAGCAGTAGGTAAGCTACGTCCTATTGGTGCACGACACTTCGCAGCACAAGCACAGTTGGTTCAGAACCTAACACAACTATCTAACACTTCTATGTGGGCAGAGACTAAGGCTCACCGTAGTCCATTAGCATTAGCTATGATGTTAGAAGATGTAATGGGTCTGAGTAGATACAGCTTATTCAAGGAGAATGCAGGTGTGTTTGAAGAACAAGATACACAGCGTATGGTACAACAAGCCACAGAAGACCTTGCAGTTGAAGGTCAGCAAATGCCGAATACAATGTAATGAGTAATTACAAATGGGATATGTCTTGGCGTACAGACGATATGACAGACGAGCAGCGAAAGGAATTAGTAGCTGCTCTGCCTACGCTAACACGATTGAGAGCTACGTTGCAAAGGAAATTAGATGCCAGTGCAGCGAATCAACTCAAGTTAAGCAACTATGATTCCCCTAGTTGGGGTTATTTACAAGCAGATTACATAGCAACACAACGAATACTAAAGGAAATTCAATTAATTATTACTCCATCTGTAAATAAAGATTGACATTTACTAAATAGTATGATATAATCAATACATTATTAATCAAGAGAGGTGTCTATGACTGACCAAGTTAAAGACGAAACAATATTTAAAGGTACAACAGAAACTCCGTCCACTAATCCAGAGGTTACTCCTTTTGAAGACCTTCTTAAGGGCATAGTAAGTGAGGATGGTAGACAAAAGTACGCTTCAGTCGAAGCTGCGCTTAAGTCAATGCCAGATAAGGAAGCACATATCGCAAAGTTAGAACAAGAAGCGAAGGCACACGCTGATAAGGAGGCCCAAATGACTGCAGAGTTAGCTCGAATAGCAAAGTTAGAAGAAGCGTTGCAAGCAATAGCCCAGAAAGAATCAAATCAGAATAGACCATCTGAAATGAATCTTGATGAGCAGACGATTGAAGGACTAGTGGCTAAGTCACTCTCTAAAAAGGAACAAGAGAGTAAGATGAAAGCTAATGGTGCCCTTGTAATCGAATCTTTATCTAAGAAGTTTGGAGATAAAGCTGAGGAAATGTTTATAGGTAAGGCTGCAGAACTTGGTATGTCTATTACTGACTTCAATGGCTTAGCTCAAACAAATCCTAAACTCGTTATGGCATCTTTCGGAGCACAAGCTACGACTATGCCTAAAACATCAAGTTCATTAAACACGTCTACTCTGATTGAAGGCCAAGCCAAGGCAAGGAACCCCTTGTTACTAGGTGGAAGCTTACAAGAAGGATGGGCACGCGCTCGACCTTTGTCGAATTAAACGGAGAAATAAATTATGAGTCAAGTTATTGACAACAGCTCTGTAGCAATTATGCAGGAACAGTATTCCAACTTCATCGTTGAGAATCTACCTGAGATTATGCTACCACAAGGATTCACACGTAACGTGTCTGAATTCGCAAGCGGTAAAGAACTGCTTATCCCTACCATCGGTACTGTAACTTTGCAAGATGCAGCCGAAGGTGTTCCATTAGACTTCCGTCCTATTGATACAGGCCGTGTGAATCTGACTATCACTGAACAAGTTGGTGATGCATGGTCAGTTTCAGATGACCTCAAAGAAGATGGCTATCTAGTTAATCAGTTGATGGCAGGTCGTGCAGCTGAAAGCGCACGCGCTATTGCAGAAGAGTTTGAGACTAAGTTCCTAGCTACTTGTAACTCAGTACAAACTTCCAATGGCTCTAACCTAGTTAATGGTGCTATGCACCGATTGACAGCCTCAGGTGCTAACCGCACTATGGGCTTGGATGACTTCCGCTATATGAAGTATTCCTTTGATAAAGCTAAAGTACGTCAAGCAGGTCGTATTGCAATCGTAGATCCTATTGTTGAAA